CCAAAAACTGGAAAAATAATTAAAGTAAACTTTGGACAAAAGGGTATGAATATAAAAAAAGATAATCCTGGTAGGAGAGCAAACTTTAGAGCAAGACACAATTGTGATAATCCTGGTCCAAGAACAAAAGCAAGATATTGGTCTTGTAGAAAATGGTAAAATAAATTATGGCAGAACAAGAAATAGATGACAGGAGTTTTTTTGGTAGACTGAAAAAACTATTTTCAACAAACGCAATCGTAACCGTTGATAAAGATGGTAAACGTAGAGTTGTAGATGTGGAAGATAGACAATCAAATACAAATTTTGTAAATCTCAGAGATAGATATACTAAATTACAAAGGTCATATTACGAAAGCAATCAGGGTGCTCAATCAATGGCATATCATCAAGTTCGTAGAGAACTTTTTAGAGATTATGATGCTATGGATAGTGACCCGATTATATCTTCTGCTTTAGATATATACTCCGATGAAAGCACAACTAAAAATGAATATGGAGATGTACTTCAAATAAAATCAACAAACGAAAACGTAAGAGAATTATTGCATAATTTATTCTATGATATAATGAACATAGAATTTAATTTATGGCCTTGGATTAGAAACTTAGTAAAATACGGTGATGCTTTCTTAGCATTAGAAATTATGCCTGGTAAAGGTATCATTAATGTAATGCCACATTCGGTATATGATGTAGAAAGATTAGAGGGTACTGACCCAAATAATCCTGATTATGTAAAATATAAAGTTGAATTAGACCGTTTTGGTAAAAAAGAATATGAGCAGTATGAGATGGCTCACTTCAGAATGTTATCAGATACAAACTTCCTTCCATATGGCAAGGGAATGATTGAAGGTGCAAGAAGAATTTGGAAACAATTATCTCTTATGGAAGATGCGATGTTAATCCATCGTATTATGAGAGCACCTGAAAAACGAATATTTAAAATTGATATTGGTAACATTCCACCGCAAGAAGTAGATAACTATATGCAAAAGATTATCAATAAAATGAAAAAAACTCCATTTGTTGATAAAAATACTGGTGATTATAATTTAAAATACAATATTCAAAACCTTACTGAAGATTTTTTCTTACCTGTGCGTGGTAGTGATAGTGGTACATCCATAGAAAACTTAAATGGATTAGAATACGCCGCTATTGAGGATATTGATTACTTAAAAAATAAATTATTTGCAGCATTGAGAGTACCAAAAGCTTACTTATCATACGATGAGAACGTTAATGGTAAAGCTACATTAGCTGCAGAAGATGTTCGTTTCGCTAGAACAATCGAAAGAATTCAACGTACCGTTGTTAGTGAATTAGCTAAAATTGCAGTTGTACATTTGGCAGCGCAGGGTATTGAAGATTCTGAAATGACTAACTTTGAATTAACCCTAACTAATGCATCTACTATATATGAGCAAGAAAAAGTAAATCTTTGGTCTGAAAAAGTAAGATTGGCATCTGATGTTAAAGCACTTAATATGTTATCTTCTGATTGGGCGTATCACAATGTATTTGGATTATCTCAAGATGAAATAGACATTGAAAGAGCTAAAGTAGTTTTGGATTTAAAAGATAGATTTAGACATACATCAATCGAACAACAAGGACAGGACCCAGCAAACCCACCACAGCAACAAAATGTGGAAGAAGAAATTAGTAAATTAAAAACCGAAATCGAATTAAACAGGGGAGTTGGTAGACCTAGAGAAGGTAATACTTATGGTAAAGATAAACATCCATATGGGAGAGACCCATTGGGAGATAAAGAAAATCATAAGGAGAGAAAAAGAGAAGATAGGGTTTTAAATACCAACGCTAAAAAATTAGCAAGGGAATATATAAACGGAATTTCATCAAAAAAGACGATTTTAAATGAAAAATCTGATATGCTTGATGAAAAAAACCTATTAGATGACACAAAAATTTAATAAACATTAATTTGTTTATATTTATATGTGTTAGTTTATAGGGTAGAACAAATATAGGGTAAGTAAATGAAAAAAATTAAACATTCCAAGTTTAAGAATACTGGAGTGTTATTTGAGCTTTTGGTAAGACAAATAACATTGGAAGTTCTTAATGGGGACAAAACGGAAAACGCAAAGAATATCTTAAAAGAATTCTTTTCTCCAAATAAGGAGTTAAACAAAGAATTACGTCTTTACGATATATTGTTAAAAGAAAAGTATAGTTCTGAAACAAAAGCAGATAGATTAGTAGAAACTGTATGTGATGCTCATAATAAGCTAAACCACGTTGCACTTTCTAAAGAAAAATTTAATCTTATTAAAGAAATTTCAGAAAAATTTGAAATTGAACAATTCCTATCATCACCTATTTCTAATTATAAAACCTTAGCATCTATATATAAAGTATTTGAATCCAAAAGAGCAGATGGATATGATATTAAAGATATTTTTAATTCTAAGATTACCCTAATCGAAAACATTACATCAAAACCGGCTCAACAAGTTCAACCAACCGAAGATAAAAAGTTGATTGAATCCTATAAACAACAAGACAAAGACCTTAGATTACTTACCTATAAGATTCTAGTCGAAACTTTCAACAAAAAATATACAAATTTAAATGAATCTCAAAAGAATTTGTTGAAAGAATATATAAACAACATCACAAATACTACTAAATTTAAAGATTATGTTGAAAAACAATTTCCAATTATAATTTCCGAATTAGATGGTATTAAACAAAAATTACAAGATAAAGTTACACAAATTAAATTATCGGAAACTATTTCCGTTTTAGAAAAAATGAAAATTGGAAAGACTGTATCCGATTCTCAAGTTTCATCAATTATGCTTTCTTATGAGCTAATTAAAGAACTTAAATCTAAAGTAAAATAATGGAAGCAAGATTAAAAGAAGTAATTCGTAAATACGTTAGGGAAAGAAACATCCAAAAATCTTTGGATGAAATGTCTGCAACTGCTAATGTTGCTGGATACGATACACCAAACGCATTTGCAAAGCCAGGCCAAACTAAAAAGAAAAACAATAGATTGGCTAGTATAACAGGTGGAACTGTTGTTGATGATTTAGAAGAAACAAAAATATTGAATCTAAAGCAAGAAAAAGAAAAACCAACAGCAGCTAAAAAAGAACCAGGTGCAGAAATTGCAGTTATTAGTGGTATGGAATTAGCTGAAAAGAATTTACATTTAGCCGAAAATCGTTGGGTGGCATTAAAAAGAGAAGATGGTTCTGCAAAATCAAAAATAGGTAAAGGTATTACATCAATTAAACAACAATTAGGAGAAGTTGAAAAATTTGTTAATTGGTATTCTAAATTAAAAACTGAGAATGGTGTTACCAAAGATGATTACTACAAAAGAACTCATAAAAGTTTACATAAAATCAAAGAAAGATTAATGAACCTTTCAGAAAAAATTAGAACACTATAATATGAACACATCAATTACAAAATCAAGACTAAAAGAATTAGTTAAAGAAGTAATGGTAGAAGAAGCTGATTATCAGGCATTCTTTAAAAAAGCATTAGAAAAAGCGGGTAAAGGTATTAATGATATGTCCGATGAAGAAAAAAAAGAATTCTTTAATAAGATAGATACTGCTTGGAATGGTAAAGGTGAAAAAAATGAAGATATTTCAGCAGAATTACCAAAAGCACCAATACCTTCTACAATAAATCAAAAGATGGCACAGGCTATAAATTTAATTAGCACGGCAAAATTAAACCCAACTCAAAAACTTCAATTAATTGCACAAATGGTTGATGGTTTAGGATTAGATAAATCTCAGATGGGAGTTATTGCTAATAAGATTAGAAGCAAAATGGAATCTAAAAAATAAGAATATAAATGAAATCGCTTTTAATAGAAACACACTTATTTGAGGGTAAGGTAAAAGAAGATGATGGTGGTAGAACTTTGGTAAAAGGCGTTCTTCAGAGAGCTGGTGCCGAGAACCAAAATGGTAGAATATATCCAAAACCAATCTTAGAGAGAGAAGCTAAAAAATATTTAACATTTATTAAAGAACGCAGAGCTTTGGGTGAGTTAGACCATCCAGATTCAACCGTTATTAACTTAAAAAACGTATCACATAATATTAGAGAAATATGGTGGGAAGGCGATGACCTATGTGGAACTGTTGAAGTATTATCAACACCATCTGGTAACATATTAAAAGAATTGTTAAAAGCAGGTATCCTATTGGGTATTTCTTCAAGAGGTATGGGTTCAACTAAACCTTTAAGTGGAAATAAAGTAGAAGTTGCTGAAGATTTTGAATTGATTGGTTGGGATTTTGTTTCTAACCCATCCACACATGGTGCATTTATGGTCCCAATGAATGAGTCTGTAAATCCACTAAAACAAATTGGTACTGATGCTTGTGGACAATATTGTAAAGCACAGGATATAATGAGAGAAATAATAACTGAAATAGCATAATAATGGCAAAAAACTTTGACATATACGATTTTGTACACAACAATAAGATAACCTTAAAGGTTGATAACAAACAAGGAACTACTGTAGCTAAAGCATACAACGATATCCGTAAAACTAACTTGAAAGAAGTAAAGATAGTTAATGGTAAATTTAGTATTGCTGAAAACTTAGAAGATAGAAAACTATCTACTGAAGTTAAAAAACACTTTTTAGAAATCATTTCCACTTACAATACTTTTCAAGACCAAATGAAAAGACAATCTGATATGACTGAGGTTGCAAATACATTAGGTGCTATCGTTGAAGCTGCAAAAGAAATGACCCTAAGAGAGAGTGGTGATTGGTTCGATAATGTGACTGTAAAAAGAAATATGCAAGAATTGGATAAATTGGGTAAATCATTTGATAAGTTTGCTGTTGAAGCAAAACAAATGGATGAGAGATTGCATTCTTTATATGAAGATATGGGACACATCTTAAATCGTTATTATGAGATTGCAGATATCAGTACCGATACAATGCACGAAAGATTAGGTAATAAAAAGAAATAATTATGATTAGTTTAGGTGGATTAGTATCACAAAAAGCATTTGGTAAATTTGAAATGGGTAAAGTAGTTTCTAATCCATTTGCAAAC